CGGGCATGACACCGGTCATCGTCACGCATCGCTTCTATGGCCGCTCGATCGCCGATCTGGTGATGGACATCCAGCGCATTAAGACCGCGCTGCTACGGGCGCTGCTCGACAATGCCTACCTCGCTAACAACCCGAGGACTGAAATCAGTGAAAGCCACACGTCAGAAAACACCATTGATGATCTTCTTGTTTCTCGTCCTGGCGGCATTGTGCGCACGAAGCAGCCGGGGGGACTTAACACGCTGACCACGCCGCCGATCGGCGGTCACGTCTTCCCGATGCTTGAGTACCTCGACACCACGCGCGAGTGGCGCACGGGGGTGACGCGCCAGGGCCAGGGCATCGACGCCAACGTATTACAAAATCAATCCGCGACAGCGGTGGCGCAACAGCACACCGCCGCGCAAGCGCGCATGAAGCTGATCGCGCGCATCTTTGCCGAGACGGGCGTCAAGGACTTGTTCCTGTTGCTGCACGCGACCATCCGCAAGAACGGCAGCAAGGCCGAGACAATTCGCCTGCGTAACACCTGGGTGCAGATCGATCCACGCGAGTGGAAAGAGCGCAACGATATGACCGTCAATGTCGGTCTGGGCAGCGGCGGCAAGTCGGAGAAGCTCCAGGCGATCATGGTCATTGCCGGGATGCAAGAGAAGGCGCTGGCGAATGGCCTGACCAATCTGGTGTCGCACCAGAACCTCTACAACACCGCCAAGCATCTGGTGAAGTACACCGACAACGCCGCAGTCGAGGAGTTCTTTACCGATCCATCGACACAGCCGGATTGGCAACCGCCACCCGATCCGAAAATGCAGGAGCTGCAGGCGAAGAACGAAATCGAGAAATCGCAGGCCGAAGCCGACATCATCACGCAGAACAAGAAGATCGATAGCGAGATTGCGCTGGCGCAGAAGAAATTCGACCTAGAGCGCGAGCTGAAATTCCTCGAAGCCAAGATCAAGCTTGCCGGTCATCAGGCGGACATCGATCACGAAAACCAGAAGGCGGCGATCGGCGAACGTGCGCTGGTCAACAAGGCGCACATCGATGAGCGGGTGATGCTCAACAAGGCGTCGATCGATGAGCGCATGCAGATGCGCAAGCTGAAGATCGAAGCGAACAAGACCGCTGACGGTGAGGAGTTCACCGAAGAAGGCAACATCCAAATGAAGTCGCCAATGGCCGATGCCCTGGCGGAAATGGCGAAGGGCATTGGCGCGGTGGCGCAGCTCACCGCTGAAACACACAAGGCCGCGCGAGCCAAGCGGGTGACGACGCTGCACCGCGATCCGAAGACCAATCGTCCGTCACACGCAACATCAACCATCGAGGACTGAGATGGCGACATACACCAAATACAATTTGTTCATCGAAAATCTGGCGAACAAGTTGATTGATTTCTTTGGAACGACCGACACCTACAAGGCGATCATCCATACTGACGCGCCAGCCCCCACCACCGACAACGTGTTTACTGACTTGGTCCCGATTGGCAGCAGCAACGGCTACCCTAACGGCACAACCAACGTCATCGGGTTTGATAGCACGCGCACTGGCGACACCATCACCGCAACTGCTGTCGATGTGTTGTGGACCGCGACTGGCGGCAACTTGGGTGGCAGCACCACGGGTCGCTACTTCAGCTACTACGACGACACCTCTGCGAGCAAAAACTTAGTTGCGTCCTGGGACTACGGCTCGACGTTCACCGTCGCCACAGGCGAGACGATGACGTTGGACTTCGGCGCAACGCTGGCGACGTTGGGGGCAACCTGATGGGTGACCCTACGCCGCGTCCAGCCACGCGCGTGTTGGCGTGCAAGCGAATTGCTGTCGCCAAGATACGCCACTTGATCCCGATAAAATATTTCGAGGTGCTTGAGCAAAATCAGCTCATCGCAACTTGCTGTCGCCATCCCGAGGAACACGACATCGAGGCGTTCAAGTCGCGCAGCGAAGAGACGACGCCCGACATTTACATTTTTCATTGTCGATGCGGGCGGCAGCACCGCCGGTTCTGTGTTGGCGGCGGCGATGTGAGGCCGGTCTGGGAAGCACGATAGATGGCATACATTAGTGCAGATCGTGTTCGTGACACCACGACCTCGACCAGCAGCCCGCTCACGCTTAGCGGCACAGCGCCAATCGGCTATCGCACGTTCTCTACTGTCTGTTCAGTCAGCGACACGTTTCCGGTTTTTCTTGTGCATCGGACTGCCGCCACATGGTTGACGGCGATTGGGACTTACAGCGCATCGAACCAAATCACACTGGGAACAAACATCAGTAATAGTCCTGGGTTTGCTGGTTTCGCCCCAGGCACGATTGACGTTGTTATGGGGGTTCTCGCATCGAAAGATGTGCTGACCGACATGACGCAGACGTTGACCAACAAGACGCTTACATCCCCGACACTCACGACCCCAGTGCTAGGCACACCAGCGTCAGGCAACTTAGCAAGCTGCACCGGGTATCCGATTGCTAGTGTGTCAGGACAGGGTACTGGTGTTGCCACTGCCTTGGGCGTCAATGTCGGCACAGCAGGCGCATTCGTTGTTAATGGTGGAGTGCTGGGCACGCCATCGTCAGGCGCACTGTCAAGTTGTACGGCTTTGCCGCTGACTACCGGTGTGACGGGTATCTTGCCAGCCGCCAATGGCGGCACGGGGCAGACATCGCAAAACCATGGGTACTTCTACGTCCATCGCAATAACGTAACTCAAACTGGCATGACATCTAGTGCCAATAACAAAATACAGTTCACGACAGAGGGCGCTGACGTTGCGGGATATTTCGACAACGCAACAACCTACCGCTACACGCCGCTTGTGGCAGGCAGATATTTTATTCTATGTGCTGCCGGTGCTAGTTACGCATCGACCTCTGCCACCTCTCAGGCTATTATCTTTCAGAACGGTGTATATAAATTTCAGGGGAACTACATGGCGATAACCAACACAAATATGTATTCTCTAATATCCGCTGTCCTGTCTTTTAATGGTTCAACAGATTACGTCGAAGGATATTGTTACTTGCCATCGGGCGCGACGGTCATTGATGGCGACTGGGGCAGCACATTTCTAATGGGCTGGAGGATAGGTGACTGATGCATCCTAGATATTATGAGGGTGTCGTCTATCTCCACCCCGAGGTGGACTGGACTGGACCGCCGCAATCACAACCTTTGATCTTGCAGAATAATGGTGCTGGTCCCTTCATAGTGTATTGGGGGCTTCCAGGCGAGCCGCCAACCGATGCGGAGATCACAACGGCGTTGGCAGAAAAAGACGGCGCGGCGGATGCCGAGGTGCTGCGGGTTGCAACCTTCTCCGACGATCCCGAGGTTGTCGAAGGATTGAATGCGACAAAAATTTCGACCGCGCCTGAGATCGACGCTTATGTCGAGCAGACCATCACGCTGACCGCAACTGACATCGAAGCGCTGCGGCTTGAGGTGCAGACCGCACTGCGCGCTATCCTGCGGCGGCAACTCAAGGTCTTATTCAATCCTGACCCACTGCTTGGTCAACTTAACAGTGCAAAAGAATACGCCAAGCAGAGGCAATTGTGAGATGGTGTGTTTATTACACGCACGGTCAATTCTCCGACACTGATGGCTTGCCCTACGATGCGCCGACGACCGGCGTACAGGTCATCGCTTATCAACAACCGGATGTCGGCAGATATATTCTCGCCAAGTGCGATTTTTATTGGTGGGACATCGCGCGCAGCCAGTGGTTCGGTGGCGACCAGTCTGGGTTCTACCAGCATCTGTTCGGCAAGGGGCCGAAGATGGTTTTGTTCGGCGCGACTGTCACTAACGCGGAATACGAAGCCTGTGTGAAGCTGGCGCTGGCAGACCCCGGCTTACCTGACAAGACAGCGAGGCTCCCCGGCGAGGATTTTTAAGCAATGCCAAATCCGGCCTGGGCACAAAATAGTTACGCCTTCTATGCTGACGGCACCGAGACTGGCTCTGTCATTATCGGCGCGGCAAACACCGCGCAGTGGCTCAACGTCACCAGCGATCGCAATCTTCAGCTCCGCATCCGCGTCCAGAACACCACTGCAAACGCTGGCGCAACCACTGACGATTGGCAGCTGCAGCGGTCGATTGCCGGTGGCGCGTTTGCCAACGTCACGACAAGCTCGACGGGCGTTAAGGCGTTTGCTTCCGCCAGTCTTACCGATGCGGCAGTCACAACCAACCGGCTAGGAGCAGGAACCGGCTCATTCGTAGCTGGTGAGATTTCCGAGACGGGCCTTGTCACTGATCGACAGGTCACGGCGAGTAATTACAGTGAGCTGCTGTATTCGCTCACGCTGATCGCGGCGGATTTGTCTGCTGGTCAAGCCATTACGTTTCGCGTCCAGTTCAATGGCGCGGTGCTTGGTGCGTACAACCAAACACCGACGATCAATGTTCTAAAGAACGTCACTGCGGATGCTGGTAGCTACAAGCTAACTGGCAGTGCTGCGACATTTGTATATCTAGCCTTCGCGCCAGACGAGGCTGGCTGGGCTGCAGTCCCATGGGCGGCGGGGGCGTGGGCTGGCGGTAAGATAGACGACCCTATTGCCTTTACTGGCTACACGCTCGCTGCCGACCCTGGCGCGTATAAGTTAACCGGCGCATCAACCACGCAGACGCTGCGCGGGTTGAAGGTTACCGCCGATCCTGGCGTCTACAAACTCACTGGCGCATCGACCACACAAACGCTGCACGGCTGGAGGCCGAGCGCACTATCGGGCGTCTACAAGCTAACTGGTGCGTCCACGACGCAGCCGTTGCACGGCTGGCGCGTCACAGCGACCGATGTCGGCAGCTACAAGCTGACCGGTGCGGCAACGACGCAGACGCTGAAGGGTTGGCGCGTTACAGCTGATGCTGGCAGCTACAAGCTGACTGGCTTCGCCGCCACACCTGTCATCACGCACGCCTTTGCGTTGGTTGCTGGTGCAGGCAATTACAAGCTGACCGGCTCCGACGCGACATTCGTTAAGACCAACGTCTACTCGCTCGCGGCGAATGCTGGCAGCTACAAACTAACCGGTGCATCGACCACTCAAACGCTGCACGGCTGGAAGCTTGCAGCTGCTCCTGGTGCTTACAGGCTCACTGGCGTCGATGCCACGCCACGCCGCACGATCATTACCAGTGCGCTTGCTGGCAGCTACAAGCTGACCGGTGCGAGTACAACGCAGACGCTGCATGGCTGGCGCGTCACAGCTGCCGCTGGTGCGTATCGCTACGTTGGCTCTGACGCCACACCAGCGATCAGTGCCGAAAAGCGAATACTCGCCGATCCGGGTTCGTATCGTTACAGCGGCACCGACGCTGTCCTGCGGTTTACGCGGCTGTTGGCAGCTGACAGCGGCAACTACCGCTACAACGGCGGTGACGTTTCGTTCAACATCGGCGTCAGTGTCCCACCGGTTGTCGAAGGACCGGTTGTCGGCACTCAAGGCACGGGCGCAAATTTCTCGCGCAAAAAATGGCGCGAGTGGCTGGAAGCCAAGCGAGCGCAGCAGGCGCTTGAAGCCAAAGCCAACGAGCTGGTGGACGGCAAACGCCGCACCGCCATGCAAGAGGCGGCAGCGACCGCCGCTCAGGCGATCGACAGTGCGCTCACCGATGCCGATGTCATCGACACGCGCGCCTGGGACCGGATGGTTGCGGGGCTCAAGGCGGCAGAGGCGGCGTCAAAGCTCGCCACGGTCATTCGCCAATCGGACATGGCGACACGCGCCGCCGAGGCAGTGCTGCGCGACATGGATGATGACGATGATGCAGCGGCGATGTTGTTGTTGGGTGGCTGATGCAAGATGACAAGCTCAATACCACGATCAAGCGCTGGGCGGCTGCAGCCGAAATTCTCGACAATCCGCTGATCAACGAAGCGTTCGACAAACTGTCTGATGCCTATGTCGAGCAGTGGAAGCTTACTCAGTTTCGCGACACCGAAGGCCGCGACCGTCTTTGGCAGGCGGTTAACTGCATCGGCAAGGTGCGCGATCATTTCCGCCTCATGGTCGAGGACGGGAAAATTGCCAAGGCCCAGCTAGACGACATGCAAGGTCTGGGTCGAACCCGCTAACCCCCGAAGGATAAAATGTCTGACACTCACAACGTCGCCCCTGGCGGCGGTGCGGAGCCGTCTGTTGCTCCTGCGCCTGCTCCCACCCCGGCGGCACCGACGACACCGTCGCAGCCCCCGGCAGAATTTACCACTCGTGATGCAGCTCGCGCGCTTGCCGCGCGGCGCGTCGAGAAAGCAAAGGAACGCGCGGCTGGCATAGCCGCAGGCACTGTCGAACCCGATGTCGATGACGACACCGCGATGGTCGAGGTGCCACAACAGAGTTCAGCTGACGCTGAAACCGCCGCCCCTGAGAAAAAGGCTCCCGGCGAAGAGCAGACCGTACAGGCCGACCCGGCTGAAGAGCCGCCCATCGAGCCTCCAAGGTCTTGGACGCGAGAAGCGAAAGAGCAGTGGCAGTCCTTGCCTCGCGATACGCAAGAGTATCTTGCGACCCGCGAACAGGAACGCGACCGTGAAGTTCGCCGCTCGCAAAACGAGGCTGCTGAGTTTCGCAAAGCCATCGAGGCTGAGCGACAGGCAGTATCACAGGCACGGCAACAGTACGAAACCGCACTGCCGTCACTCCTGCAAACTCTCCAAGCGCAACAGATGGGAGAGTTTGGCGACATCAAATCGATTGCTGATGTCGAACGCTTGGCGACTGAAGATTGGCCGCGCTATGCGCGCTGGGACGCTGCACAGAAGAAGATCGCAGCGGTTCAGCAAGAATGGTCCGCCACTCAGCAACGCCAGAGCGAGGAGTATCAACAGCAGTGGTCCCAGTTTGCATCTCAGCAGGACGCTATGTTTGCTGAGAAGGTTCCTGAGTACGCAGACAAGGACAAGGCTTCGAAACTTGGCGAGACGGCAATCTCCGTCCTGCGCGATAAAGGGTTCAACGATCAGGAACTAGGTGCGCTCTGGCACGGGCAAAGCTCGATGAGCTTGCGCGACCATCGAACGCAACTACTCATCCTCGACGCTGTTCGCTATCGCGATGGATTGAAAGCCGCGAAAGCCGCTGCAGCCAAACCTGTTCCCCCGGTGCAACGCCCAGGTGTTGCTCGACCACGAGGCCCGGGGTCAGACGCAACTCTCCAAGCCCTTAGCGAAAAACTCTCACAGACCGGTTCTCCGAAGGATGCCGCGAAGCTGATTACTGCGCGGCGTTTGGCTGGGGCTTCCCGTCGATAACAGGAGCCAGCAATGGCAGTTGATGCAAGTACCTTCACGACCTACGCCAAGATCGGCAATCGTGAAGACCTGTCGGACGATATCTTCAGGATCGATCCGACCGAGACGCCATTTTTCACCATGTGTGAAAAAACCAAAGCCTCGTCTACCAAACACGAATGGCAGACGCAGGCACTCGCCACCGTCGATGTCACCAATGCGGTACTCGAAGGCGACGACGCCACCACCGACGCTGTCACGCCGACCGTTCGCTTGTTCAACCGCTGTCAAATCTCTGACAAGGTTGCCCGGGTCAGCGGCACCCAGCAGGCGTCAGACCCTGCCGGTATCAACGGCGACGAGCTGAGCTATCAGGAGACGCTCAAGGGCCTGGAGCTGCGGCGAGACGTTGAGGCGATCTTGCTGTCGAACCAAGCGCAGACCGCGACTGGTTCGCTTGGCATCGGCGTTGCACGCAAGACCGCCAGTGTGTTGAGCTGGCTGGCGAGCAACACCGAGAAGAACCATGCGTCCGTTGGCGATCCGGCAACGGCGGATGGCGCGGCGATCCGCACTGACCAAACCCAGCGCGCGTTCACCGAGCCACTGCTGAAGAGCGTGCTTGCCAAGATTTGGCTCAACGGTGGCCGCCCCGGCACGATCATGGCGGGTGGCTTTAACAAGCAAGCGTTCAGCATGTTCACTGGGCGCGCATCCCCGACTGAAGATACGCGGGCGAAGAAGATCACGGCATCGGTTGACGCCTACGAGAGCGACTTCGGTACGCTCAAAGTGGTTGCCAATCGGTTCATCCGCACGGCGTTGTCTCCATCGGCGCAAGGCCGCGAGGTCTTGATCTTCCAAGAAGACATGTGGGCGATCGCTCACATGCCGGGACGCAAAATGCTCAGCATCGTTCTCGCTAAGACTGGCGACAGCGATCGCAGGCAGATGCTGACCGAGTACTGCTTGGAAGCCCGCAACGAGAAATCGTCTGGCATCGTCGCCGACTTGACCACAGCGTAACAATAGGCGGGGCGGTTCGCCGCCCCGCTTCACCTCCCACAAAAACAAAGCAATCACCCAGCCCCGTTCGGGGCTTTCTTAATTTGGAGAACGGTCATGGCATTGCCTGACATCCTCCGGTTTCAAAACCGGGTCTACACCCTGCATGCGCCACTGCTGAATGCTGCTGGCACCATAAGCTTCATGCCCGCTTCGCGCGGCAAGATTGTCAAAGCCACGCTTACCTCGCACGGCACCATCACCGGCTCTTCAGCTCTGACGATGTCGATCAGCGGCACAGCGGTCACTGCCGCTGCAGTTACACTGCCTGCGGGAGCTGCTGGCAGCACCGGCACCGTCGAGCCCACGGCGCTGAACGTCTTTGCCTCCACCGACTACATCACGCTGACCTGGGCTTCGGGAATTACCGGCGCGTTTGCTGGCACCTGGGTCGTGACTATTCGGGAGTTCTAAACATGGGACAAGAGCGTTTTGGTACTACGCAAGTCACGGCGTTCACCACAAACACGGCAGTGCCGAATGCTTTTGGCGCACAGACCTATCGCGTGCGGCTCGCGGCAACGGCAGCGTGCTTCATCAGGATTGGTGATGGCGTGCAAACTGCGACTGTCGCCGATGTGCTGCTGCCTGCAGGCGTTGTTGACTACGTCACGGTGACGCCAGGGCAACGTATCTCTGCTGTCCAGCAAACTGCTGGTGGCTCGCTCTGTGTGACGGAGATGATCTGATGTCTCAGGTGCGCACTCGCCCTTATGTCGATGAGGGCGAGGGCACCATCACTTGGCAACGCACTCAAGACATCGAGCCGATCCTTGAAGCCAACAAGCGGCGGCAGAACGAGCCGCAGAAGTGGGCTGGCGGCGGTGACGCACGCTGGCACCACCTCGCTGAGATACCCAACGTCATCATCGAGAAATGGATGAACGAGGACGGCGTCAATCTCATCGCCATGCGTGGCGAGGAGTTCGCCAAGTTCATCAAGAAGAAGCTGCGCGACCCCGACAACGCTTGGCTGCGCGCGACCAATAGAAGGCTCTAGTCACATGCCGTTCTCCAGCTACAGCGAGCTGCAAGCTTCGGTGATGCGGTGGATGGCGCGTGACGATCTTACCGACTACGTCCCTGACTACATCACGTTGTTTGAGGCGTTCATTAATCGGGTGCTGCTCACGCATCGAATGTCTACCGCTCATACTTTCCCGGCTGCAGACGCTGTCGCAGAATTGCCGACAGACTTTTTATCAGTGAAAAGTATTATTAATGATTTCTCTGGGAATACGGCTCCGTTGCAGTTTGTTACTGCAGAGCAGTATTGGCGACAATTCAGTTTTACGGAAGCGGCGGCGCGGCTCACATCAACAATCTATACTATTGAAGGTGATTTCATTTATCTTGATGGGAGCAACTCAACAATTTTCATTAGCTATTATCAAAAAGTGCCGCCGCTCACCGACGCTGCGCCAACCAATTGGCTACTCGCTGATCATCCCGATTTGTATTTGTTCGGCTCGCTGACTGAGAGCAACGCCTACGTTCAAGACGTGCAAGCGGCAACCTTGTGGAAGGCGCGGCGCGACGAGCTGGTGCGCGAAATGTTCCTGCAAAACTTCCGCAGCGGCGGTCCAATGGCGGTCAGTGCAGAGGGAGCAACACCGTAATGCCGGTCTTGCCGTTCGGTGAGTTTCGCCCTGACGTATCCGACTACTCAGGGCAGCACACACGGCGGCTACTCAACGTGCTGCCGCGCGGCGACGGCTACGGACCATTCCCCGACTTCTCGATTTATTCGGCGGCGTTGCCGGGGGTGTGTCGCGGTTATTATCACGCGCGCAACCAAGACGGCACGGTGACAATCTTCGCCGCCACATCGACCAATCTCTACAAGCTGGACAACACCGACTTTACCTGGGACTTGGTGAGCAAGGTTGGCGGCTACACCGCGCTGGCGAATACCGACAATTGGTGCTTCCGGCAATTCAATGAGGTGGTGATCGCCTGTCAACTCAACACTGTGCCGCAGGCGTACACGCTAGGCACTTCGGCATTGTTTGCCAATCTTGGCGGCACGCCACCGCAGGCGCGCTACGTCGATGTGGTGAACCGGTTCTTGGTGCTGTCTGGTTTCGACAACACGATGCCCTACCGCATCCACTGGTCCGGTTATAACGCCATCACCACTTGGACGCAGGGCGTCAATCAGTGCGACTACCAAGACTTTCCAACCGGTGGCATCGTGCGTGGTGTTGCCGGTGGCGAGACAGGTTATGTGATGAGCGACAGCTCTGTGCGGCGCATGACCTACAATCCTGGCTCGCCCACAGTGTTCAACTTCGACATCATCGAAGAAGACATCGGCCTGTATGCACCGACCTCGCTGATCCGTTCGCGTGATCGCGTGTTCTATCTCGGCCCTGATGGTTTCAAGATGCTGGTCCCTGGCGGGCTGCCGAAGGGCATTGGCAAGGAGAAGGTTGACCGCTCGTTCTTTGGCGAGGTGGATGCCTCCAATCTGCGATTAATCATTGGCGTTGCCGATCCAAAAGCCACTCGCGTGATCTGGGCCTACAAGTCACAAATGGGCTCAGCTAATTTATTTGACCGGCTCTTGGCGTTCGACTGGGCGCTTGACCGTTGGGCCGTCGCCAACATGTCTGGCGAGTACATCGCTGCGCTCGCACGTCCTGGCCTGACGCTTGAAGCGCTGGATGCAATTTCAACCTCGATTGAAACAATGACCATTCCGTTTGACGATATCGCCAGCAGCGCGCTTGCGGCGGTGTCGGGCTTCGACAGTTCGCACCGGCTGGGGTTCTATACCGGTGCGCCGCTGGAGGCGGTCATCGAAACCGCCGAAAGCAGTGGTGATGGCAAGCGTTTCTACATTCGTGGCTTCCGTCCGGTGACTGA